CAGACGGGGCTGCTATACGTCCCCAACCGTGGTGTGCTGCGCATGCTGCCGGGTGACTATGTCGGGGTCGACAGTCAGGGCTGGCCGATCCTGGTCTCAAAGAACTCCATCGCCAACGCGGCGTGGACCCACGTCGGAGGCTGACCATGGCGAGAAAACCCCGCGAGCCGCGCAAGATCCCGATCGATACGAAGCTATTGTCCGACGAAGACAAGCTCGCGCTACGCAAATCCGCAGAAGCGTCGATCCGCGAGGAGATGACGCAGGATGCGCGGGATGCCTACTTTGCGAAGCAGCTGGCTGAACTGCGGCGCGCGCAGATCCCCGAGGAGCGTTCGGTCTCCGTGACGATCAACGTGGCGCCTTTCGTGCCGTTCCTGCTGATCGACGGCGATCAGTATTTCGCTGATTACACCTACGATGTGCCCGCCTCGCGCGCTGCCGTGCTCTATGAGCAGATGCAGCGGTCGTGGGCGCATCAGGACGAGATCGACGGCCGGAGCCGCTTCAACGCCTACCGGCGGCCGAACAACATGGTCCTTGGACGGGGCCATGTGAACGCCCCCACTCGCGGTGCGAATGGGATCATCACGCTGGACACTTCGGAGCAGTAATGCTGGACATGCCAAAGGGAATTGATCCGGAGCAGGAATACGCTGCGCCGGACGAAAAAGCCACGGCCTGTGCGATCACCATCACGACGCAGGTCGGATCGAACCGCTCGATCGTCGTGCAGACCTATCTCGCGCGCGACGAGGATATCGGCGTCTACCACGTCATCCTCGACAAGCTGAACAAGGTCGTCGACCGGCAGGAGGCGAAGCTTCAAGTCGAGGGGCTGGAGGCCAATCTCGACATGCACAAGCGGAAGCTCGCCAACATGGCTGAGGACTACGCGCGCATCGAGGACAAAGCGCAGGCCGCGTGGGAAGCACGCGGCAAGAAGGGCGCGTTCAAGCTCAGCGAGGCCGAGCTGAACCAGAAGACGCAGGCGGTGGCGTTGATCGAGCGGACCAAGGACGAGATCAAGCGCCTCGAAGACGAGATCGCGAAAGCAAGGGGCGTCATCTCTGACGTGGAGTGAATGCCGCTACAGGCGCAGCAGGTCGTCACACTGAGCTGTCAGATTGCGAAGTGCCCCGGGTTCACTTCGCAGGGCGGACAGTTTCTCAACGCGACCCTGCAGGACCTGTGCCAGGGCTATGACCTCGATGCTGCGCTTGGCACCAACGCTTTTTCGTTCAACTCGACAGCGGGGCAGGGCTCAGGCCCCTACACGCTGCCGGCGGACTACCTGCGCACGCAGGTGAAGGACGGCAAGGACGAGTTCTTCTACACCATCAACGGCGTGCCATACCCGCTGATCCAGTGCACCAAGGCCGAGTATGACTGGATGGTGCAGACGCCTGGTTTTCAGAATTTTCCTTATTACTATGCGACCGATTTATCGGTGAGTCCGCCGCAGCTGTTCGTCTGGCCCCCCGCGAGTGGGGCCTACCCGTGCATCATGCGCTATTATCGCCTGATGCCCGATATCGCGACGCCAGAGAGCAGCGCAACGGTCCCGTGGTTCTTGAACACCGAGATCCTGATTACCAGCACCGCGGGCCGGTTGATGGGGATCACAGGTGACAGTCGCTACGAGGCATACATGAGTGAGGACGTCGAGAAGCATCCGACCAGCTGGAAGGCGAAGCTTAGCACCTACCTGAAGAACGTTGAGGACCGCGAGGGCGCGGTGCACACCGTCGGCCGCGATCGGCGGCGCTGGGGTCGTTCGTTCGACCTGCTAAAAAATACCAAAACGATTGGCTGGCTACTGCCGTTCCTCGCGCTGGCGCTCGTCTGGTTCGCGGAGCCAATGCCTGCGCACGCGAACTGCACGACGCCTTGCACCAAAGCGCAGATCGCGACCGACATCGCGACGAATTGGCCGGACAACACAGCCGGCGCGATCACGCCTGCGCTGCTGCGATCGACTGTGCTCGACCTTGTGAACTCATACACCGACATCAACGGTGCGAGTTCGTTCACCTGTTCGACCCACCAGTTCCTCGTGTCGATCGCGACGCTCAGCTCCTACTCCTGCGCGCAACCCGCGATTGCTGATATCTCGGGGTTCGGCACGGGGGTGGCGACCGCGCTCGGTGTGAACGTCGGATCGGCGGGTGCCCCTGTCCTGTTCAACGGCGCGCTCGGCACGCCGTCGTCTGGAACGCTGACCAGCGCCACGGGACTGCCGATCTCGACGGGTGTGAGCGGGCTTGGCACGGGGGTGGCGACAGCGCTGAGTAACAATGCGGGTGGCGTAGGTGGTGTGGTTCTCATTAATGGAACGCTCGGGACGCCATCGAGCGGCAACGGCAGTAACATCTCGTCCTTGAGCGCGAGCAACGTTACCAGCGGAAACCTGCCCGACGCGCAGATGCCGAACACGGCGTGGACTGCATTCACACCGTCGTTCTCGTGCGGCACGGCTTCGATCACGAACAACTCGTCCCGGTCTAAAACCTGGGGCAAGGTCACGCACATCGAGGTCGATTTTACGTTCACGGCGATCGGCACCTGCACGAATGCAGTCACGTTCAATCTGCCGAATACATCAGCTTCAGCAGGCGGTATGGCTGGACGTGAACTCGTTAGTACTGGCAAGGGCGCGGTGTGCGGGATCGGGGCATCTGGAGCCACAACCGGGGTATGTACGATCGCCGATCTGTCGGTTTTTGCATCAACATCGCACGTCATCGCCTCCGGAGTTTACGAAAATCAATAATGAGGACTTTTATGCTGCGGATGTTTTTCCTCGCTCTCACACTGTTAGCGACGCCTGCGCTGGCACAGCGCACAATACCGACTGCCGATATCGTGCTCTACGTCGCGCCTGCGTCCAGCTGCACAAGCATGTACTGGCCGGGAACGCCGAACGTCAATGTCACGACCTGCGGTGATGATACAAACGGGCACGGCACGCAGGCCGCACCCTATGCGACGCCGCAGCGGGCGCGTTCCGATCTGGAGATGAACTATGATCTCCAGTTCAAGTGGCGCTCTACGATCCAGTTGGCCGCCGGCAGCGGTGGCGTGCAGGCGCACTATTGCGGTTTGATGGCCTCGAACCGTTTGACCGGACAGGGCGGCGATGTGCCGCGTTTGTTGTCGGGTGCGACCAACAACTACTTCATTGGAAAATATCTGCCGACCACGCTCCGCGGTGATCCGGCGAACACGCTTGGCGCCATGATCTATCCCGGCGCACTCGGGTGTGCGAATCAGCCAGGCGTGACACTGTCCGCAACGGGCATGAAACTGGAAGGGGTCACGATCGACACGGCGTCGGGGTCGACTGCCAGTGCCGATTGTCTTGACGTGTTCGACAGTTCGTTCGTCGAACTCAGCAACGTCTGGTTTGGTGCCTGCGCTTTTCTTGACATCGGTCTCGCGTGGAACTCCGCGATCCTGCAGACTGGCCCTATTTCCGTGAGTGGCAGCGCCGGCATTGGCTTCATGCAGGTCGCCCACAGCACGATGCAGGGCAACAGCGACAGCGGGTCCTCGCTGATGCAGATCAACCGCGTTGGCAATCCGAATTTTCCCGGCGGGTTCTTCATCATCGATCACGGTGTTGTCTACGGCAACACGTTCCAGCTCAACGGCACCGCGCAGGGACCGCTGCTGAACATCCTCCGGGACGGCTGCTATGTGAACCCGAACGGAACGAACACTTGCAACTAGGGGGCTACCATGACTATCGATCCGAGAATTGGCTTCTATCTGAGCATTGTGCTGGCGGTGATCAGTTTCCTAGCAGGTGCTGGGACGCAGTTCACCACGCTGTTCGGTGAGCACACGGCGAACATCATACTTTCCGTCTGTGTGTTGCTTTTGGGTGTCGGCAACGCCGTCAACGCCGTGCTACACGCGATCCCATCGAAACCTGGCGCTGCCAACGAATTTCTGCTGGGACCGGCGGCGCCAAAGCCCTGAGGACTTCCCATGAAGAAGCTTTTGCTCGCAGCACTGCTGCTCACGTCGCCCGCGTTCGCTGCGGATCTCAGTGTCAAGGCGCCCGCGGTCGCCCCCCTGCCCTGTGTCGCGGGTGCATGCAGTGGCTGGTACGCCGGCTTCGGCCTGCTCGGCGACGGCAGCAACGCCGACATCATCGGGCAGGGCATCAACGGCTCGGTGTTCGCGGCCGGCGGTGCGCTCAAGGTGCAGGGCGGCTATCAGTTCTGGACCGGGCAGCTGTTCGCCGCGCTCGAGGGCGGGATCGGCTACGAGTTCACGACGAACACCAGCGCCAATCTGCCGGTCGTCACCAACCGCGGGTCGAAGTTCATCGGGACCGAGTTGATCAAGCTCGGCTACAACTTCTTCCCCTCGACGCAGGTCGCGACCACGACGCCGTCTCAGCTGCCGATCCCGCTCACTGTGCCGGCCAACCTGTTGGCGAGCTCGACGCCGTTCTTCGTGTTTGGCGGCATGCAGCGTCGTGGCATCAGTCAGTGGGTGAACGGCGCCGGCATCGAGACCGTGATCGCAGCGGGTTGGACGTCCGAGGCAAAGTATCTCTACGCGCCGTCGCAGCAGGGTCAGCCAGCGGCGAGCATCGTCACGCTGGAGTTGAACAAGCATTTTTGATGGGACCCGTTGAACAGTCCGCTACCAGGGAAGCCCCTCGTCTGGTCCCCGCAAGGGGCTTCCGATACGCTTGACTCCTCGACCGCGCCGTCCGGTGCGATGGCGCTACTGCAGGATCTGATCCCCGATCCTACGACGCGCGACCTCTGGCAGTGCCGGCCGGCTGCAACGCTCGCCGCGTCCTTCAACGCCAGCACCTTCCTCAATCCGTTCTCGTCGGGCTTTTCATCCGGGTTTGGTGGCGGCGCCGGCTTCACGGCCGGCTTCATCTCCTGCCTTAAAATCATCGGCACGCGCGCTTATGGGATGGTGGCGGCGAGCACGTTCCCCGGGCATGACGCGCCGTTCATCTATGATTTCCCCACAGGGACGTTCATCCCCATCACCGGGATCACCAACGGCAACACACCGATCAGCCCCCAGACGTCGGGGGCATGGGTCCCGCCGTCGCTCGACTTGATCGGCAGCAAGATCATCGTCGCACATCCCGGCTTCACCGGCGGGGGCGGGGCATTCTTTGGCGTGATGGACATCACGAACCCGGCTGCGCCGACCTGGACGGCAACTAACACGACGACCAACGCGCTGGTGGCGCCGCCGCAGTGGGTGGCCAATTTCAACGGGCGCTGCTTCTTCCTCGTCAATCCCCCCGGCGCGCAGCCCGGCGCGTACATGTCTGACCAGCTCAACCCGACGGTCATCACCAACGCCAGCCAGATCCTGACGTTCGGCGACAACGTCGCGCTGACCGCGGCGGTCGGCTTGCCGTTGGAGAACCAGCTTGGCGGCATCATCCAGTCACTGATCATCTTCAAGGGCGCGACCAACATGTACCAGGTGACGGGCGACTTCTCGCTCACCAACCTGGCGGTCAACGCGCTGAACGTCGCGACCGGCACTCAGTCTCCTCTGAGCATCGTCACGACGTCAAAAGGCATCGCGTTTGCGGCACCCGATGGGCTGCGGGTGATTGACTTCGACGCACGCGTGAGCGACCCGATCGGCAACAGTGGCGAGGGCATCACCCTCCCGTTCTTCGGCTCACTCGTGCCGTCGCGTGTCTGTGCCTCCTACAACAGCGGTGTTTACCGCGTGCAGCTGCAAAACGGCAACGCACCTGGAAACCCGCAGCAACAGTGGTGGTATGATTTCGTCAGGAAGTGCTGGTCCGGCCCGCACACGCAGGCGGCGTCTCTGATGCAGCCTTACTCGGGCACGTTCATCGTGACCCTGCAGGGCGCCAACGGGGCCCTGTGGCAGAGCGATGTGGTGCAGAGCGCGACCAGCGTGTTCGTCGAAAATGGTCAGCAGCTGTCGTGGCAGTGGAACACGCCAATGCTGCCTGACACCGATCAGATGTGCGAGATCGCCATGATCGAGAGCACCCTGCATCTGGCGCTGATTACCGGCACGACGATCAACGTGTCTGCGCAGGACCAGGCGGGCATCATCATCGACACTGTGACCGTGCAGCCGGCGGGCGCGTCGACGCTCTGGGGGGCTTTCACCTGGGGGCAGGCACTGTGGCAGGGCATCGCCAACGCGCTTTACCCGCGGCAGCTTAAGTGGCACTTTCCGATCGTGTTTCGTCGGATGGCGATCATCGTGTCGGGCGCCAGCGCGGCCAATATCAAGATCGGGCGCCTGCACCTGCGCTACCAGGAGCTCGGATATCTGCAACAGGGGTGATGACGTGAAACGGATTTTCGCTGCCATTCTCTTCTCGCTGT